ACCTCTTGACCACTCATCGTTTTCAATCTTACTCGCCATCATATCTGCCTGATGTAATATATAAGGTATGTTTGTTTTGAGTTGTCGGTCTTTAGAATAACTAATGTAATAACCTTTATTAGCTTCTTCATAAAGACCATCAGTTAACCTCAATCCAAGATACTCATTTTCTGTCATCTGAATGCCAAAGTGTTGTAACAACCAAATAGCTCTATCTGTTACTGTCATGAATTGTAACTTACCATTGTGTTTGTAAATCAACCCTTGATTCTTTCTGTGCCAGTCTGAATCGTTTGGTGTGTAGTAATCCTCTGATAAATCACCAACTTTACCTAAGTCGTGATGAAGAGCAGCAAAGATAAGTTCCTCTTTATCAAAGTCATCAATGGTAGCACCATTCTTACCCCAAAGGTCATATATCTGAACGACTAAATCGGTAATGTGTAAAACATGTTCCACATAACCACCAGGATGTGCGTTGTGGAAGTGTTCTTTTCCACTTGCTGGTGCCAACATCATCCTCTCTTCAAAGTAATCATACATTTTGTTTAAGTCATCAAGTCTTTCCCCAGCGAATGTTTCATTGATGAGACTTCTTAGTTTTTCCCAATTCTTTTGGATTTGTTGTGGTGTAAGTTCTTTTGTCATGTTATTTTTCTCCAACTGCTTTAAATGGTTTAATTTTTTTGATGCGTCCATCAAGATGACTTTCAATGGTTCTTAAATCTTTTTGATTCATAACCGTACTTTTAGAAAAAGGCTCTCTCATAATTACTTTCACTCCAAACATTACCTCTTCTGAAAATTCCTTTCTCCTCATAATGTCATACATTGTTTTTTGCCCTATCCTCTGTGTCCACCAATAATCTTTTCTATCTTTTAGTAACCTATTCTTATGATTATCTTTTAATTTTCTCATACCTTCACAAACTTCACAAAACAAATATACATTAGTTGGGTGAATAAAACAGGCAACAGGAAAAGAATCTATTGATGAATCCTGAAAAATCTGTTCTAAATCTCTTTTAAATCTCATCGCTGGGGGTGAGAAATTATACCCACAACAGGTGCATTTTGATGGGACCTGTCCAATCCCAATATTTCTTCTTAACAACTTAGCTATGTTACTGGCATTCATCGAATCTTTTTTTTTCTTACCTTTTGATGTTAATTCAGGAAAGCCTTTAATTTCATGTTTTCTATCAACCACACCATCTTTTATAAGAGGAATGTGTTCTCTAGTAAAGTTGAAATTTATTAAACGCCGAGCAGTTTCAACTCCGATTCCATTTTCTTCCTTAAACACCGGATCTTTGGCAATCATAGGTAAAGAATCTGTGAAATCAGTTCCATAAATAGTTTTGATTCCTTTATAATCCAAATGTTTTATTTTTTCGGCTTGAAGAAAAAAACTATTTGATTTGTTATTTACATCCCATAATTCAGTATCAGGAAGAAAAGGATCATCTTCCATCGAAGAGACATAAGCTTTGGTTTTTTGTTTATTTAATTTTTGTTCGGCATACTCAACATTCTCATTGTAGGTGCTTTGATCAATAATAATATCGAGATTGTATTTATTGCCCATAGTATTGATACATCTCCCCAAACGATAAAAGTGTTAATTCTTTGAATCTTTTTACATATGAAGCGTTTTCTTCGTTGACTCTGATCTTTGAACCTTTTGAACCCCAAAAATCAAATATTCTGTGACAATTCCAACAAAGTTTACCCCCAAACTCATTATTAATTTCATTAATATTTTTGCTACTAGCGATAGAGCTAGGGAAAGCATGAGCACCTTGTTGAGTTGCAATCAAAACCTCAACAGATTTATTGTGCACTATTGAAATAAAATCTTCTAATGTAAAAACATCTACACCGTTTCTCCACTCATCATATAAAGCACAAATTTTGAAATTCCAACAAGTGTTTAACATGTAAATTGGATTTGGATATAATTTACTTTTGACCATATTTTCAAGATTTATGTTTAACTGTTTTGATTGTTTAGAGTTATTTGTCATAGTGATATATTACAATATATTTTGTTTATTGTCAAGCATTACTTTTTATCTTTTTTATCAACCCATTGATAAGTTGATATTCTTTGATGAGTATCCATAACATTTGGATGTTCCATTAGAGCTCTACGATAAGGCGTGAACTTAATGCCAGAACCCCATCTCTGAGTTATCAATTCTCTTTTGGTCATAGTACCTTTGTCTTTTAAATCATCAAGTAATTTTCTCATACCATCACCGTTAGGATTAGCAGATGGTGTAGACTCTATCACTTCGTCAATATCTTCTGACAATCTTTTTATAGCAGTAGACCAAGTTAATTTCTCTCTTACATAATCTAACGATTCTTGTGCCTTCTCATCTCTGTACTTATCATCATCTAAATACTTTTCCAATAGTTTGATAGCATAGTCATAGCCCGTAAAGTAGTCAGCAGTAGGATTTAACTCGTGATAATAATCAGCGTCAAACATAATAAAAGGACACCCACTCATTATTCCATCAGTTGTCGCAACAGACCATCCATTATATTTTTGAGGTGGTGAATAACCAACTTTACATTCACTTAGATAATTATGATATGATTCTTTGTCATCAAATTTAGTATCGTCAATGTAACCACCGTTTTTCTCTAACCTTTGTTGCCATGTTAACTCACCCATTTCTTTCATTTGACCTAAGTCTAACAATGGTATCCATACCTTAAAATCTTTTCTTTTTTGCCATAAAACATCACACACTTTCAAAATAAAGTTCTGAAAATCTTTGTAAGTTTTAGTTCTGTGATTAAATACTATTGTCTGTATTCCCAACCCATCCTTAAATGGTTTCTTTATTTCATCCATAACTTCTGAATCCAAAACTGGCAAATGATATGGTTCTATAGTTCTGTTTAATTTTTTAACAAACTCATCACTAAATTGTTTTTCGGCATTCTTCAAAACCAATTTCTTTTGAGACTCAGTATTTACATAACACTTTTTCATCAAAGATATACCCTCACACTCTCTCATAAATGCTGGGTATTGCCAGTTGCAAACCTCTGGCACATCAAACCAATGACAGTAACCTAATACTGGTGGAATATGGTGCCACTCATTACCAAGATAGTTTGCTAGATTCCAAGTAGTTTCTGGTAGATGACTAAATATCAAATCAATGTCTTTGAAGTTCCAATTAACCTCATCTTCATAATACTTCCAATGTATGTTGAAATCAGTATCTTGTGTTTTACCTATCGTAGTGTTTCTTTCTCTTCGTATCTTGTACTCTATTCCATCGTGAGCAGAAACAAGTCTACCTTCTTTATCAGTATCTTTCTTTACAAAAGATGTATTAAGAGAAAATTTATCAAAGTGACCTCTTGTGGTTTGAATGTTTTGTGGCCATTTTACTTGAACTACATCAACATTGTCAATTTTGTCAAATAATGTGAATTCTTTTGTTGTCAAAGGCAAAACCAACTCCCACCATAAATCATTTCTTATCTCATTTAAACCATTAATCATTTTATGTATCGTCTGAACATAAGAGTCTTTTTCTAATTGCTCTATGTCAAATGTAATATTAGGCCAAACTAATATTCTTTTCATCTTCCGAGGTTCGCCACTACCCTTATCTGATTTTGTTTTTTCAAATAAATTGACATTATCACCATACATATATGTCAACATTTCTCTATTCAAACCCGTTTGTTTCATTTATTTCCCCACATTCCAAAATAAAGCGTTCTTGTTTGCATACTCTTTCATGAAAGACCAAGCCTTACTATCGTAAGTTAACGAACTTGGAAACGGTGGTCTTTCATCTTCTTTACATTCTTGTTGAAATTTATATTTAGAACGGAAAGGCACAGCTCTCCCTTGTTCTTGTATTGTTGTATTATGCCCTATCTTAACACCATACACTTTTGCATCTGGCCAAGCACCTTGTAAACCACGACTTAAAACACCACTACTCATAACTGTCCAAACCTCTGTTGGATTTAAATTAAGACTTAGAGCTGTTCTTCTCATAGCCTCAACTATTATCGGATGGTCACCACCAAAAGGAATTAAGTGAGCATCATTATCTTGACAATAATATCTAGCTTTTGCCTGTATGTTAGTTAAAAAACCCATTGGAACTTCTATTATATTACAACCTAATTCTTCAGCAGCATCTGTCAACCAATATCTCTTTCCCTGTGGAACTGTAACGGTACATTTTCTACCCAAGTCTTTACAAACATATGCTAATGACAACTGAGCATAACCTTGTCTTGGTGAAGCGTAAACAAATTCTTCTACATCAGGTTTGTTTTTAACATAGACAGTAAATGCTCTTCTTTTTGTACCACCATTGAGTAGGTCATCTCGGACTACTCGAAAACCATCATGTTCTTTTACAACTGGTTTTGGTAAGTCTGTGTCGTAATCTATGTCGTCTAATTTGTAATCTAATATATCCACTAAGGTTTAAGAAAGATAAATATTGGTTCATATTTCATAACTTGTCCATCAACGGAAACACTATTCTTTACATTACTTTGGTCTACACCAATCATTGATGCCATCAACATTTTTAATTTACCTTTGTACTGGCCACCAAGTGATTCAACAATATCAATAGAGTCTTGTTCTAAGGGATGAAAGTTATCCCCACTTAATTTGATGTCAGCAATATTCCAAAGTAAATATCTATCACTTCTGAGACTCTCATAAGCATTTGTTAATGTTGGTTTTAGGAAGTTATCTCTCCAATCAGAATACATTGGATAGGCCTTAAATGATTGTTCATCATCATCAGAATATTGTTCTCTATCAAAGTAAGGTGGTGATGTAAATACCATGTCTAACTTACCTTTGTATTGTTGGAAATCTGGATGGTCACCGACATGCTCAGAGCCCAATTGAAAATAATGATATGTATTTTTTGGTTCTTCCCAAAATGGATTTGTTTCTAAACCGTGTTCATTAAAAAAGTCAGCAACATATTCATATCTTGACTTGTCTATCTCATCTATCCAATTGTCTGTGTTCGGGTCCGTTCCAATATAATGTATATTCTTTTTAGAAGCCATAGCACCGAGAATCCTACCACCCCAACCACTTGATGGATCATAAATGTTAAGTGGTTCATCTTGTTCAATGTGGTCTGTCATTTTTTCATATAAAAGTCTTGCTGTAAGTGGTGGGAAGTTAACTGCTGGTTGTGAGTTTAAACTCAACCTAAATATTTGAAATGCTGATGGAAATAGTTTCTTTTCAATGTGATAATATCTAATCATAAAAACATTAGTTTTATTATTACCACTCTTGGTCATCACATTATCAGTAAGGTCATCTACTGACAACTTAGTTTTTAGTGTTGGACACCACAAGTTAGTGACCATTTCATCTGTAATCAAACCATCTTTATATGCCTGTTTAATTTCATCAGCTGATATAGTAACATAAGACTTAAGGTATTTTTCTTGATGAGATTTTGAAATCCAAATACGATGGTTCTTGAACTTAAGTTTATTGTCTTGATAGTATTTTAACCACTCTATAGCACTTTCACCATTCCAATATGGAAGTCTACCTTTCTTATTTTCTTTTCTATCTTTAGAAATAGATTTACTAAAACTATACATAGAGTCTCTACGAAGACCTCTTCTTAGAGCTTTAAAAAACAAATCTTTATTTACATCTTCTTTTATTCTGTCATAAATAGAATTAAGACCTACATCACCCACATCACCTATACGAGTTTTAAGCATAGTTGGAAAGAACTGATTAACACCATTCGCAAACTTATTAAAGTTCTTTATCACATTTCTTTGACCATCATCAGCTTTTTCTATAAAGCCGTGTATGTCATACTCTCTGAGTTTTTTAAACGACTTAATAATATCGTCAATATTTTGACCAACCATTGGTGGTTTCCCACGCTCATCCCAATCTTCGATGATGAATTGACGAGCTTCTTCAATCCACTCGTCAAGTTCATCATCAGTTTTTAGGAACAACTCGTGATAAGTGATATTGATTTTAGAATCAATGATACCACTTTTCTCGTAGTAGTATTTACTCACTATATTTTGACTTCCCTAAGAGTTTTAGCATCACCCATATGATTTGGCATTTTTTTCAAATAGTCTAAAGCATCTGCTTTATCTTTAGCAAGAAATGTAAAACCTTCACTAGTTACCCATTTTTTGTAGTTGTCAAATTGACCTTTATCCTTCTTCTTCGGCATTCTTTCTTTTCTCCCATAGTTCGTTGATTGATTTTGTATCACCACCTTGTTTAATTAAGGCGTCCTTTCTTTTCATTATTGTCATTGGAACATCAGCAAGTGATGGTGGTCTACCCCACTCGTCACACATAACCTTTTGTTCTAACCATTCTTTTTTAGTCATAGTTTATCCTTAGTATTTCTATTAAAATACGAAGAATCTGGCAATTTGTCAAGCACTTTTTTCTTAAATTCTACAATACCTTTACTGACATTCTCTTCCCAATCATTGTTAGCATCACCATCTGCCCCATCAGTAATATATTTAAATGATATGAAAGGTATATCATAATGATGACATACTTTGGCCAATGCATATGCTTCCATGTCTACCACTTCACCATAATAGTTAGTTTTATCCTCTACAAAGTTATCACCACTACCACAAGTAGCTTCTATACCTATCGGATTAAACTCACTTGTTGATTTTATTGTGATTGGTGGATTATTTTCAAATGGTGTTTGACCTATCATAAATCCAAGACCTGTTACATCCATATCTCTCTGAATAAATTTAGTACAATCCACCAGCTCACCCTTTTTATATTTACGACTACCAGCAGTTCCATAATTTATAATAAATTTTGGCATTGGTGGTAAATAATATAGATGTGCCTTCTGTAACACTTTTGTTAATTCTAAAGTAGCATTTACTTTACCAACACCTGTGTGTAAAACTCTGTAATCATCCAACTGGCCTTGTGTCTCTACTTCAAGAGCAGACACTATTAATATATTTCTTTTATTTATTTTGAATTTTTTATTGATATTTATATCCCCTTATCAACTTACCACAACAAGTACATTCAAATGGAGATGCCAATTCATATTCAGTAGTGTTATAATCAAATGTAACCTCACAACCTTCTAATATTTCTTTTGTATTAATAAACTTTATGCTAGTATCTGTAAATTCTAATTTTACATTGGGATTGCAATTATGATTTACACAAGCACTTATATTATCTTCCATATGACCATTGGGAGTTTCTATAGAAGTTCTGGTTGGTTTAGGAACTATCTTACCGACACACTCATATACCGTATTACCTTCTACACTTATATCTATTATTGTAACAACCTTCTTATAACCATCTTCTTTTATAACCTTAATCATATTGTATTACTGATCTCACAGTTAGGTTAAAGTTATCAACTCTTGGAAGATATAGTAAATCTATTAATACTACACTATCCAACACATTATAACCAGATAACCTAGCCAACTCGTCAACAGCCGATAATGTACCACCAGTTGCTAGTACATCGTCTACTATTACAGCAGTTGGTTTATCAGTAATCGAATTTGGATATGGTTGCATCTCCAACACAGACTCACCATACTCTAAATTATAAGACATCTTTTTTATAGGCGGTGGTAACTTACCACTCTTTCTACATAATACAACACCACCACCAAAAATCATCGAAAGTGCTGATGCGAATATAAATCCACGAGAGTCAATACCAATCCAGTAATCAGGGTTTTTGACTAACCTACCCATATCTATAACTGATGACCTAAACATTTCTCGGTCTGCCAGTAATGGTGATATGTCTTTGAAATTTACCCCCCCGATTGGAAAGTCTGGTACTTCTTTTATTAGTTCCTTATACCCATCCATGGGCTTCACTCCATAGTTTTGTTGTATTAGGGAATACTTCTTTC